AAAAATCTTTGATTTTTCTTATCTCAATAACACAAAAAAATCTATGATTTTTTTGTGTTGTTTCCTTATATATATTAATAATCAACAAGAAAATATATAAGGGTAATCGTAAACACTCCCTAAGATAATATGTAAATACAAAATTAAATAAAGCAATATTATTATTACATTCAATTTAATAAATAATTAAATCAATAAGGTTAGTATCTCTATATCATAAATATAAATGCAATTAGAAAAAATATGATAAATTAAATGTTATTAATAGTAAACATATTTATATGATCAATATTTGTATAAACATTTCTATTAAAACAAAAAGTTACGAATAAAAATTTATTTTCCTCAATAATCATAAGCAACATAACAAATAATACATTATTATTAATATTTTATACACTGCTAACGATATTAAATTAATGTATGAGTTAGAAAAACTATAATATTTTTTTATAAAAGTGTATATTTATTATATTTTAAAAACAATATACACTTATAAATTAATTAAATATTATTTTTTATAAAATTTTTAATTATAGGGATGTTCATCTTTGTCTTATTCAATTAAATATTTATTAAATTAAATGTAATAATAATATGCATCGATAGAACGACAGAAAATCTTTGATTTATCCTAATCGTACCTTATTCAAATATTGCAGTATACGTTAGCTTATTTTAAAAATAAATATAATATATTCCATATAGTATAAAATAATTAAATATTTAAATGAATATAACCAATTTTATAAATAATAAATAAGGTAATTATTATTTATTGATATAATATTTATTACATTATTCGATTTAATAAATATTATAATTCAATAAGACAAAATTGAACAACTAAACCCTTCGGGTTTAGTTCTTGAACCAAAATCTTTGATTTTGGTTGAACAACCCTTATATTAATAAAAATTTCATAAAAAATTTTTATACACTCATTTTCATGAAAATTATCAAAATTTTCACAAAAAATAAAAAAATATTTATCTTTGATAAATATTTATTGCATAAAAAATAATATTTATATTCTTTTTTATGCCTATTTCGACATATTCATTTTATAAAAATTATTATGTGTATTTAAAAATAATATTTAATAAAATTATATAATTTTGGGAGTAATAATTATTTAATTAAAAATTAAATATATTTAATGTACATAGAAAAAAATATTTATCAAAGATAAATAATTTTTCATTTTTTATGAAATTTATTAATAGTTATTATGAAAATTTTTATAAATTATTTAAAATAATTATATTAATTATTGTAATGGATATATATAAAAATAAATATTTTAAATATAAAAATAAATATTTGAATAATAAATATAATCTAGAAAATGTAAATAAAAAGATTATGTATGGAGGTTTTTTCTCATACAAAATATCATTACCTAAAGATATTAATCATATTTATACATCTCATATTAGAAATGAAAAACTATATAAGGAATTGAAATACAATATTTTCCAACTTAGTAATAGCATAAATATTAAAGATAATGAACTAATAATTTATAAAAAATATATTAAATATGGTTTAAATCAGTATAAATTATATGAATATATTAACACTCTTTATACAGGTATTTTATTAAAAAATAATATTATAAATAATTTTTATTTATCACAAATAGAAATATTGAAAGAATATGATGAAAGATATGAAATATATAATAAAAATAAAGATAATCAAACTAAAAATGATTTAATACAATATATAAAATTGAATTATATAAATATAGTATTAATAATTTTAATAGCTATATATAATAATTTAATTAATTTTAATAAATTATCTAAATGTATAACAGAACAAAATACAATATTTTTTATTTTAAAAATATTTAGTAATAATACTAATAATAATTGTTATCTAGAATATAAAAATTATATGGATTCTAATAAGGAAATATTTGATAGTATAATTAATGAATTACGTTATCCGATTCAAAATTTAGATAAACTTACTCAAGGTGATTTTGATAAATTAATTACTTTTGATAAATTATTAGCATAAATAATAATGAACATAAATAAATTTATATTTTTCGAATATTAACATAAATATTATTATTTATTTTATTACAATATGTAACATTTAATTCTATAACTCTACTATTAATTTTTAAAATATTTATTAATTCATAACTTATTTTTGAAAATAAACCATTATTAAATTTAATAGGTATCATATTATGAGGTAAATATATAGTACTTTCTAAGATGGTATAATTTGATAATATACTTTTATCAAATATTTCAATTATATAATTTTTTATTATTTTTAATTTATTATTAAATGATACTAATTCTTTATTTGTATCAATTTTTGAATATAAAGTATTGATTATAATTTCTATAATATTATTAATATTATATTTTGGTTTTATTTTTATATTAATATAAATCAGATCATAAATTGAATAAAATTCGATAAATAGATAAAATTTATCTGTACCTAAATATATTTTCATATTTTCATATATATATTTATTAATTTGAAATAAAATAGTATTTGTTTTTTGAAAAGTCAAAAAATAATATTTATCATCCATAGATATACAAATGTGATTATTATGACTAAATAATTCTTTTATATAAAAACTTCTATCAAATTCAAATTCATTATTAATTAAATATAATAAATGTTCTTTATTAAAATCATAAAATGATAATATTTCTATTATAATATTAAAAAATTTTTGATTTGCAGAATTAATCCATACATTGTTATTCATGATTGAATCGTTTTTTATTTCTAATAAATTTATGGTACATAATGATAATATATTATTAAAATATATTATCATCAATTTTTTTATAAAAATTGATTACATGCATGTTTGTATAAATAATTATATTTATTAAATATATCATTAAATGATATTAAATATTTAGCACATATTATTGTATTCATTTTAATATATGGTGTTAAATATAATATTGATATATTACTTTTTTTGTTATATGATATTAATTTTTTTATAATAATATTAATATCATTATTAATATTATCATTTATATTACTAGTCAAATCGTCATTTATTGAATTAATAATAATATAATTATTTATAATTAATATTGTATTAATATTAGAAATTAATTTAATTATATTTTCATAAATGTTAAAATATGTATCAATTGATACATATGATCTAGTATTATTAATAATATCATTATTAGTTAAATCTAAACAAATATATTCAAAATTATATATTTTATTAATACTATAATTAAAAATATTATATTTAATATAATCATCATTATTTAAATAATACAACATTAAAATAACAATAATTTTATAATTAGATAATGTTATATTTATATTGTGATAATTATTATTTTTAATATATTTTGTAAATATAACATTCATATTTAATAATAATTCATGCATATTTATATTTATGGTAGTGTAATTAATTGTATTAAAATTATTAGTTTTATTAAATAAATCATTTATTATTTTATTATGATATAAAAGATCAATATTGTATTTATTACAATATGTAGACATAATTAGATAATTATCAAGACAAAATTCTAATTTATTAGAATCATCATTTATTGATAAAAGTAACATTTAAATATTTTACTTATTAAATATTTAAATATTTAATATTTTAATATAAATAATTTGAAATTATATATTTTTCAATTTTATTAATAATATCATCATTATAATCTAAATTAATCCATTTATTAATATCTAAATTATGTTTAGATAAAATTTTATCTCTAATATCTGTAATTTTTTTACTAAAATTACGTATTAAAGTTTTAAAATTTTGATTATCATATTTAATGAATTTTATTAATTCATTAGCTATATTATGTTCTATAATATTTAAATTATTTATATTTATCATTCTCTGATAAATCCACCATATACACCATACAGCACAAAATCCATTTGGATCACCTAATTTTTTACATTTATTTAAATTAATATTTTCAAGTATTTGAAAACCAATAGCTGGTAAAAATTTATTAGGTGCATAATAGATAATTTCTGAATCAAAATATTTAAATTTTGATTCTAATAATTTATCTAATAATATTGGATTATAATTAAATCCAATGGGATAATTAGCACCATTAGGTTCAAAGCGTTCAATTGTTTTTTTTTTCAAATACCAAAATAAAATATTTGCATGAGCACCAATTGATGTTATTATACCAATTGGAATAGCTATATAATCAGAATTATTAATTATTTTATTAATTTTTAATTCAAAATATGAAGGATATATTATTTTTTGATAATACCATAATATTTCAATATTATTAAAATCTAATTCATATTTATAATTAATTTTATCTAAATTAATATTCTTAGTTAATGGAAAATCTACAACTAAATTAAATTTATTATATTTAAATTCATTATATAATAAGAGTAATCCACATAATATATCAATTGGTAACCCTGTATAATAACAATCAGTTGTTATTATATTATTATCATTAATAATATTAATAGTATTTATTTTTGGTAATGATCTATTTTCATTTATAATTATATTTTTTATTTTATTTTTACATTCTACATCATTTATACAATTTATTTCCCATTCTAATATCAAATTATCTTTATTATTAATTAATTGATTATAAAAGGATTCTATTAATACTTCTAATAAATCATCGTTTAATTTTTTATCTATTATATTAATATTTAATGGTTTATTTATTAATATATTTCTAAATTTCTCTAATAAATTTAAATCTATAATATATTTTAAACAAGTAATACCATCATTATTTTGAATATTTAAATCTGTATTATTAATAATTTTATTTAATATTTTTATATCTATAGTAGATATATCTATATTTGATTTAAATAATATATGTAATGGTACATCACCATTTATATTTGAAATATTAAAATCTATATTATCTAATAATAATAATTCTAAAAACATTAATTTTTTTTCCATAAATATATAATGTAATGCTGTATTTCCATAAAAATCAGTAATATTAATATTAATATTTTTTGTTAATAATTTTTTAACAAATTCTAAATTATCTAATATTATACTTTGATGTAAAACTGTTAATCCAAAATCATAATTTGTATTATCAAGATTTATATTTTTATCTACAAGTTTATATATTATTTCATTATTTTGATATACTAACGCAATCTGTAATAATGTTTCACCGTTATTATTTAAAAAATTTATGAAATAATTATTATCTATTAGATAGTTTAACATATTATTTCTTTTATATATTAAACAAGTAATAAAAGTATTATTACCATCGTTAGATAATATATAAGGATCAGCTTTATTATTTAATAATATTTTAAATGCTTTAAAATTATTAAGTATTACACAATATTGTAATGATGTATAACCTAATTTATCTTTAATATCTATTATTGATATTCCAATAGTATCATTATCATAATTTAGTATTATTTTAAATATTTCAATATAATTGAATTTTATACAATTGTATAATAATGTTCTTCCATCATTATCTAATAAATCTATCCTAATATTTATAAATTTTTTTTTACTCAATTATATATATTCTTTAGAAATTCTTTATTATTATTATTTATAATATAATGAATAAAATAATTATTATTTTTATCTTTTATATCTAAATTAGTTATAGTTCTATTATCAATTAATTTAAAAATTTTATCATATTTATTATTTCTTAATAATTTAAAAATTTTAGAAATTGAATAACTATTTTTATTTATAGGATAATCTAATTTATTTTTAGATTTTTTTAAACTAATGGAATCAAATTCTTCATAATTATTAGAAATATTATCAGATTTTTTATTATAATCCATTATAATAATTTTTAAATTAATAATAAACAAAATAATTTATAATATTATTTAATGAATTATAATAAAATTAATACAATATATAATGATCGATTATATTCACAAGTTTCAGGATATAATAAATATATTTATAAAACTTTTGTTTTTGAATTAGTTTTAAAAGATTTAAATAAAAATATTAATATTATTAGGAAAGTTAGCAAATATAATAAAGGTACTATACTATCTTGTAATGATAGTATATTATTTAGCAATATTGATAAATTAGAATTAACTATCTTAGATATTAATACTTCTAAATCTACAATTATTAAAAAAAATTTAAATAAAATAAATAATAATTATGTATTTTATTATAATTATATATTTTTAGAAATAAATAACATTAACAATAATATTAATATTAATTATATTATTAATAAATAATATTTATTCTATATTTAGGATTTAAATACATTAAATTTTTACTTTTAATATTAAATATTTTATAAAAATCATTTATATGGCTCAATGCACCATTAACACGATATTTCGGAGGTGAATGAACATCAACTATTAATTTATTTAATGCTGATGCATCTGTTATTTTACTTTTCCATATATTACTATAATTTATAAAAAATAATGCTAAATCATTATTATCATATTTATAATTATTTTTAAAAGCAGATAAACTAAATTGTAAACCACATATATCAGCAATGTTTTCACATATTGTAATTTTACCATTAATATTTTTATCTAATACTTTATAATTATTATATTGATTTATAATATTTTTAATAATTATTTCATATTTGATTTGATCATTATTAGACCACCAATTTTTTAAATTTCCTTTATAATCATATTTTGAACCTTGATCATCAAAGGCATGAACAATTTCATGTCCAATTATCATACCAATACCACCATAATTGCAAGCTACACTTTGATTTGTAGAATAAAATGGTTCTTGTAAAATTCCTGCAGGAATTACAAATTCATTTAAGGATGGTGAGTAATAAGCATTAACTTCATATAGTCCTATATGCCAAATATAATTATTATATGGTTTATACAATAAATTAATATTATATTCTGAATTATAATTTTTTATCGTAAAAATATTTTCTAATAAAGAATAATTTTGAGAAACATTTATATTAAATAATTTATATATTTTTTCATATCGGCCTATTTTAAGTTTCATATTTATTGCCTTTTTTAAAGCATATAATTTCGTATTATACTCCATCCAATCATTATCTTTAATATATTTAATTACTTCTTTTTTTATATTTGTTATCATGTTAAATATTTCATTATTATCAGTATAATATTTTTCAGAATAATATTTACTTAATAATTCACATAAATTTTGTTTTACACATATTAATGATTGATTCCACAAAGGTTTTTCTTTTTTAATTCCTAATAATTTATTTTTATAAAAATTAAATGTACAGGATTTAATATCATTATCTAAATAATCACTTAAACTATTAATTAATTTAAAAATAATATATTGTTTCCAATGATCCAATTTTATTTTAAGAATTAAATTATTTATTTTATCTAATAAGTTAGGATTAGATATATTTATAGTTTTATTATATGGCGATTCATTAATAAATTTAAATATATAATTAATAAATTTTAAATTTTTATATTTATCCATAAAATCTTCATATGTAATATTATTATTAGTTAATATAGGGTCTCTAGAAATATCTTTTGTATGCATATAAAATGCTAATAATTTTTCTATTGAAAAAATTATATTATTACTGGCCTTATAAATATCTTTATTATATTTTACATAATATTTTTTATTAAAAATTGTCATAATTTCATTTATATAATTTATATAACTTGATATAATATCATTTGAATCATTAAAATAATAATCTCTATCAGGTAAACCAAGTATTATTTCATCTATTAATAATATTATTTCAGAAGAATTTTTAGAATTATGACAATTATTAATATTTAATAATAAATTAATTCCTAATTTAATTCTAATTTTTATAATTAAATTAAACAATTTTTCATATGAATTACATGATAAAATCATATTTATTATATTAAATAATGGATCCATATATTTTGATGAACATGAATTTATATTTTTATCATAGTATTGTTCATATATAATTTTAATAATATTATTATTATCTAAATTTTTAATTAATAGTAATAAATCACGATTAATTTTATTATCTAATAATGAAAAAATAGAGATTGAATCTTTATCATCTGGAATATTAATATTATCCATCCAATCTTTATTAATAAAAGAATAAAAGTCATCTTTTAAATTATTCATATAATTATTACATTATAGAAATTATTTAATAATTATATGAAAAATTATATAATAAAATTCTCATTTTTTTCTGTTGGACTTTTATTTATAAAATATTTTTCTATTTCTTCTGTTGTTGGTAATTCTAACAGTTTACCTAAAGTTTTAATTTGCGTATCATTTTGATTTATTCTTTTATTTATTATTTGAATTTTTACATAATCATTTGTTAATAATTTATTTTTACTAGATTTTTCTATATAACCATTAGTAGTATCCCAAATATCTAAATCTACATTTTCTTTTGGAATAAAAAACATTATTGGCCCATGCATAGCAATTATCAATTCTTGATTTACAACTTTAACTTGACCAATTAATATTGTATTTTCTATTGGAAAACATATTTTACAATGATAACTAACATCATAAATAGCGCCTCCATTTAAATTTTCTGCTGGCATTATACCATCTGAATAATCTACTATTTTATATACTTCATCTATATAACCATTTTTATTACATTTTTTCTCTACCTTTTTTTTTAAAATATTTTTCATATTATTTTTAATATTACTATTCATATGATAAGCTTCTACTACAATCCTAGTATGTTGAATAATTCTAATATATGGGTTTACAATTTTCATTATCAATAATAAGAATGATATTTTTATATATATATATTTCAATTTTATTATACTATTTTTATAAAAAAAATAAAACTTTTTATAGATTGATTGTAATTGTTGGAATATCAATATCTTTATCGCATAGTAAAGATACTGATATTTTTTTACTATCCGTTATATCACTTATTAATGTATCAATTTTGTCAGTATCTAAGAATGTTGAGTATACTAATGCATTATCGAATACTATCATAGTAATCTCGCATTCAAATATTTTTTCATAAAAAGATTTAAATTCAGATAATTTAGTATTATTATTATAAGTAAATTTTGTCCATTTATTTACTTTTGAATCACCAATATTAATAATAGGTGATTTGATAGGTGCATATTGAATTAATGAAGGAAATGATAAATTTATAGATGATGATTTATAATTATCATTTATATATAATGATTTAATAGTTTCTATTATGGTTAATCCAGATACTAATATATCCAAAATTGGTAATTTTTGGACAGTTTTATTTACTAAATTCTTTATGTAAACATAATTAGATAAAGATATATTATAATTTAATTCTCTTAAATTTGAACAATATAATAACCAATTAATAATAATATCATCATTGTGATCTATTTTATTAAAATTAAAATAGATTTTATTATTTTTAAATTCATGATAATTTATATTTGTAATATTATCAAATTGATCAAATTTATAATATTTTAGAAAAATCATTAATGTATAATATATAAAATTATTATGTATAATATTTGCATTATCAAATAATAAAGGATTTGGACACAATTTACCTTCAGACCAAAATAATTTACCATTTACTGTATCATTTTTATCATATGTTTCTAATAATTTTATAATATTATTATTATAAAATTCATTGAATATATTATGAGCAAAAATTAAAATATCATTTATAGTATTAATATTTTTTAATGATTCTATATTATTTTTAAATTGTTCATCATTTATAATTATATTATTATTATAATTATCATAATTATCAAATATTTTTAAAATACTTTCTAATTTATCTTGCGCCCATAAAAATATATGATGATTATTATTTGGAAAATTATTAATTACACATAATGGGTAAGATTTATCACAATCTATTTTAGATGGATAATAGGTATCTGTAATAAATGGAATTATAGGTTCAATATATCCTTTATAACCATTTATATAACTTTCAAATAATGGTATATTATAATCAAAACATTTTTCACTAATATTTTTACAGTAATCAATATTATCTGATGATAATAGAATACCATTTAAATTTATAAATAATTCATTATTAATATCTATATCATCTAACATTATTATTTCACTAGATCCTAATTTTTTATTCCCAATATCCATAGACATTAAATTTTTAAAATTTTCATGACCAATACCATTACACCCAATAATAATCCATTTAGAATTTAATAACTTTATTTCAAATTCTTTACCAAAAATTTTACCATAATTAGTAATAGTATCATCATAATTATTATTAATACAATTTTGCAAAATTTCTTCATTCCATGCAAATAATTGATTAATTGGATCAAATCTATTTATCATTAATTTAATTACTTCAAATGATGCTAAAGCTGTCATAATAGAAATTACAGGCAAAAATTGATAATTAAAATCACTAAAATATTTTGGATCTATGTCATTAATAAATGATGAAAATTTTTTGTGACTATAAATTTTAGCAGTATTTCGATAATTAACACAACCATTTATTAACATAAAATTATTACTATTATTAAAATTCAATAATTTGAATGATGTTTTATTTATAACTTGGATCTGCCAATCTTTTTCTTTTAAAAAATTTATATCTGATCCTTCCAAATTACTAAAATATATATAATCATTAGTTTGAAGATTGTGTATGGTATTTTGGCAACATGTAACTGTACCATCTAATGTAATATCTTTAATATAAAATGATTCTTTATTATTTTCACTATATGTAATAAAATTTTCACCTGCATCTACAAATAATAATCCTGAAAAACAATTAATAAATAGAATAACTATTTTTGTATTAATTTCAGATAATAATTCTATATCTACTTTTTTTGGATTTATTATAATCGTTACATCTTGGTCATTATCTATTGATGAGGTTATTTTATATTTATCTTTAAAATCATCTGTTTTTTCTGATTCTAATAAATATATATCATTAATGTTACATAAAGATAAATTTTTATGAAATTCTAATAATATATCTTTATTTGAACAAATTAATAATACTTTTTTATCTGTTTGAATAAAGTTATCAAATTCGGATATACTATAGCAGTTCATTAAAATCATTTTCATTATAATTAAATAAATATAATATCAATTTTTTTAATTTTTCCATAATCTATATACTGAATATTTATTAGATATAACTTCATTAACTATTAAATCTGCAACATAATTATATTTTCTATAAATATGCTTTATAGCTATTGAATCAAAATATTCAAATAATATATATATTTTATCATAATATTTTTTAAGTTCTTCATTTTTAATTTTATATTTATTTAACAGTTGTTTAATTACTAATTGTGAATCACCTTCTATAAAAATATTTTTAATACCAAGTTTTTTTGCTTTTTTTAAACCATAAATTAAACCTAAATATTCAGCTTGATTATTAGTAGCATATTCTTTATATACACCAACTTCAAAAATTTTATTATTATTTTTATCATATAATACTGCACCACTACCAGCTTCACCAGGATTTGATCGAGAACCACCATCAAATTGAAGTAAATAATATTCTTCATTATTTGATTTTTTAATATATTCAAAGTCCATTATAAATAATAACAATAAATTTTTATAAATTTATTATATCATTTAAAATTATAGAATTAATATTTTTTTCACTATCATCAAGTTCATGACGATATTGACAATCTGGATTTGCACAATATCCATCATCAGCAGGTAATAAACTATCTGGATAATGTATACCATTATTATCAATAACAAATCTAAATGGACATAATTGTTTTTTATTTATTAATTGATTATTTTGTGTTGTTTTTTGTTTTTCAGATTTCGTTTCATTTGCATTTTTATTCATTTTATTATAAAATTAATTTTTTTATCTTTAAATATAAAAAAATTAATTTTATAACATTTAATTTCAACATATTACACTAATTTTTATTAAATTTTCATAAAAAAATATTTAGTTTATACTTGTATAAAACCTAGAATATATAATAGTAATATTTAATAATTTTTTTGAAAATGTTTATGATATAAATAAAGATTAATCTAATTTAATAATTATAATTAGTTATATGAATTAATTATAATTATTTTTAATATACTTGATAATTTTTCATAAATATTTTAGTTTATATAAATCATATATTTTTAAATACACCAAAATATTATAATAATTAATAGATTTCATAAAATTGAAAAATATTTAAAATATTAATTATTAGTTGTATTAATTATGAATGTGATTATTATTAATAATGAAGAATATATTTTATCCAATTATTTATTTTTATATGCACCTAAATATTGTGAAAAATGTAGCACATCTAGACAATTAATTAAAAAAAAACAAATTACAGATTTTATATACGCACGTGAGAAAAATAATATCTGGATTGAATCAAATGGTAAAAGTTATAAATATGATAAAGTATTATTTAAAAAATCATTTATTAATACTATAGAAGAATTTAATGAAATATTAATTATTAATAATAAAGATAATAATTATAATATTATAATTGGTAATAATAATATTAATCCTATCAATTATGATAGTAAAAATAATAATTATGAAAATAATGATAATATTAATCCTATCAATTATGATAGTAAAAATAATAATTATGAAAATAATGATAATAGTGAATACAATACAAATAATAATTTAAATAATAATATTTATTGTAATGAAAATAATAATAATAATAATAATAATAATTATGATGATAAAAATAACAGTAATGATAATTATGATAATAATATTAATGATAATATCATAGATTGCAACATAAACAATAATAATACAAATAATATTATTGTTTGTGATAAAAATATTAGTGAGTGTAATGATACTAAATCAAATAATAAAAAAAAAAAAAAAAAAAAAAAAAAAAAAAAAATAAAAAAAAAAAAAAAAAAAAAAAAAAAAAAAAAAAAAAAAAAAAAAAAAAAAAAAAAAAAAAATAAAAAAAATAATAATATAAATAATAAAACTATTAATAA